GGTAAGAGCATACCAGACCCAATAGTACAAAGCGTTGTTAAGCTGGTTACTACAATTTGTCTTATCTATGACGATCCAAACTTCGTAACACCTGACATTCTTGCTAAAGATCGTGTCATATTTGATATGTCAGACGACAAGAAAAAACAAGCTTTAATAGACAAGGCCAAAAGACGAGGCAAAAACGGCTTCAATCTAGGTCAATCAATCGAGAAGATACCGCACTATCGAAATGCTCATTATGCTTTATTCTGGACAGGTCCTAATAGAGCAAAGCCGATCGTCAAATTGAGATCAGGCTCCGTAGTACATAAGTCCAAAATTACCAGCGTTCCAACAGGATATTTAGATGATCATTAAGCCAATTATGGTAGCAGCCATACGATGTGATGTCCTAGATGTTATAGTCCCTGTTTCTTGGGATTTTCCTCACAGAGCATCTAATGGCGTAGACTTAATGAGATTTCTTCTGCATATTAACATACCTAAGTCGACCATAACGCCTCTTCGGAATGTGACAGAATGGCTTAGGTCCAATCGTGATCAAATTCATATCCTCACATACAGTAGTCAAATGGTCGAGATCGGTTCTGATCATAGCATATACGGAGATATTATCATCATCAAAGACGAAAAGGTCACAGACTCATTGGGAGGTTTGCTTGCTCTTAATAAGCCAGTATTGCCTTCTCGGATTTCCTCGGAGTCTACTGATCAGAATGGAGACTGGGTTGTTATAGAGAAAGCGACATGCGGAGCTTGCTTAGGGCTCAAATTTGAGACAGTCGTCACTGGCGGTCAAGTAGACCACTGGAAATGTCATTGCCAATGCCAATCCACATATAGTGACTTATCAGAATGACTTAGGAATGGCTTGTCTACGCTTACGTTCCTTCATTTCTGCTACTCTAAGTTGTATGTCAATTTTAGCTTGTGTGTTCAAAGGCTTAATTAGCTTGTCGTGATGCTTCCTTACATCATCAAACCCTACTACAAATTGACCAAGCTCGTTCCAATCTTTGACGCTTACCTCGATTCCGTTTTCATTTTTATACTTCATGTCAGGCGGTATACTATAATATAGTTTATAGCCAGCTCGCTCTAATAACTCCGCATTGCTAATTATACTAGTAAGGCCAGCTTCGTCGGCATCGGGAGACAAGATAATACCTTTAATTGGGCTTAACAGCTTTAATTTCTTAACCTGCGTTGAAGTCAAGACGGCACCTCCAGAAGCTAGTGCCTGCTGCCCTATGGTGTTTTTATCGAATATAGCCTCCGTGATTATTAAATAAGAGGCCTGATCTACGTCATCGAACCCATAGAAGTAGTCTCCTTTGGTGGCCTTAAGATGACCAATCAACTTATTGTTTTCATAAACGTCTAACGATGGGAAGTTAAATACTTTATTTAATCGAGATCTGCTTTGCCAGTATACCAAAGTATCGAATTCAAAATAAGGCCAGTATACGTCCATGCCCATAAATCTTAAGTCGCTTTTTTCTATAGTCTGGTCCGTATATCCTCTGCTCTTGAGCCATTTTATCAATATTTTAGCTTGCATATCTGACTTATGTAGCACTAATGGCTCTGTGCCTTTTGGTAGCTCAACATTAAAGTATAACTTAGAATCTGTGTCTGTGATTCTCGATTCTGGCTTAAGATATTCCCGGATGTCGACCTCTTCGCCCATAATGTCTTTTATGGCTTCAGAGTACGAACACTTCTTAAAAAGACGAACGAATTTGACAAAAGAGCAATTCCTACTATTAGTTGCAGGGTTGATTGGGCCTGCCCACTCATTGCCTCTCCAATCGTGACACTTATTCTTTTCGGGGTTTATATTAAAATGGAACCCGGTATCTCCGTTGAAAGGATTACAAATAATATATTCTGTGCCATTTTTACGGGTTTTAAACTCGTCTCGAAAGTTTTTTTTAATCCAAGCTTCTATCTTACTAACAGGCAGTCGCCTATAAGTCGATTTAAGCTTGTCTTTGAACTGATCATAATTTGGCATATATTATTCTACCAAAACAGTTACTGCTATCTGTGGCCAGTAGCTACAATACGTTTATTGTATTGTGAATATAAATTGACGACTTACACGACTAGTACCATCAGGTAGTGTTAGCTTAATATTATAACTGTAAGTTCCCTTCAAAAATCGTGTTGTATCTAAATCATACTGTATCACCCAGGGATTAGATCGATATGATCCCTGACGAATTCCGATTCTACACGGTTCATCACTAATGAGTAATTCATTATGCTGAGTCCTTACGTTGATAGTAGGTTGCAGAAATGGTATCATCGGATTGACTAAATTAAAATTATAATCATACAGAGGCAATGGCATCAGGCCTACCTCAAGCGGCCTAAACTCAGGTGTAAAAAACTTCTGATCCAAAGGCTCAAATCCGAACCTTATAGTTTGAAGCTTATCGGAGCATAACCATTCATCTGGATAAACCCAGAACCTATGGCAGCACTTCAACAATTTGGCAGCATTCTCGCTACTATCCAAATCGCAACCAGTTATACTCTCGCAAGGATTTGTAGGGTAATAGTACCAAACATCAAAGTATACATCTGGTGAAGCAAAATCACTTGGAACAGTAAAAGGCAAATGGTACTTACCTGGCACCATTGATATAGGTCCGGTAGGCTCTGTTCCACAGGCTCCTTCTTCTGTCATTGTATATTCTTGGAATACAGGCGCTGGATAATTTACATCGTCTGGATCTAATATTGGGATTACTGCTACTTTATTATGTGGCAGAACTTGTGTCTTGTATATTTCAACATATCTTATCGCATAAGGGTCTGCTAGCACACCAGCATGTAAGAAGTCTACATTGAGATCTACAAGCTGCCCAACTCTAGCCGATATTCTAGGATAAGCATTCGCCAACTCTGGAAACGACATCATTAATCCTCCGTTATATTATATTTTATTAACGTCGGATTCTAGGAACGGACGGCATTCTAGGCGTGTTTTGACTAGTCTTGGCCGCGTCTTTTTCCTTCTCGCGATCCTCCTTAATCCGTCGCAACCACCATAATCTATCTTCTGCAGACATAAAAGCTATTTCGAACAGAGAAAGCCCTGCTTCTCTCTTTAATATATACTCCTGCTCCATTAAGGCTTTACGTTGGTTTTCGTATTGTTCCGGACTTTGCCGGGCGAAAAAAGCCTTCGGTCATCGGAAGCTCTACTGTGAAATCATTATTGCATGACGGGCAAGTAATAATAACAGTATTATCAATGCCGGGTGTGTTCTCGCGTAGCCATTCTCTGATAGTCGCTGTGTCACTAGCGTGCATCTTTTCTACGAATCTTTTGATTGTAAACTCATCGGTCTCACCCAGCACGCTAACTATCATGCGAGCCAAATTATCGGTGATCATGTCTTCAGCATCTTGCGTGCGGCTGAAGTTACCTTGAGCTTTATTCTGTGTTCTGTTCCTTACCAACCCCTGCGAAAACATGTTCTTCCTTGCTTTACGCATGGCGATCATGTTGTTGGTGTCTACAGCCCTTAAAAATCTTATCTCTACCGATACGTTATGGCTAAGTATCTGCGAAGCATAGGGCAAATCGATTTTGAAAGGCTCAGCACCCAAGCTATGATTTGCCCACTTGATAGTGTCAGCTAATGCGTTCAGGTCATAATTGTATGTGGTTGATTTTCCACAGCTTTCGTTAGGGCAAGTAAACATGAACTCATATATATTACCATGCGTCAAACCGCGAATATAGTATAACAAGAATGCCCTATCGCCGATCAGCAGGTCCGCTGGGTCCATGCCGTTTTGGAGCATTACGCATTCTCTAAACAAGTAGTCAATATTCTGACCATCTTGTGCGAGTCTTTGGTTGGTCAATACCTTTTCTGCAGCCGTGCCCATCGGCCTAACTTTAACAGTCCCATCTATCCAACCGTAATAAATGCCATCACTCGGAAGTCTAACATCTTCCCACGGAAGGAGTTTATCTTCCGGGGCGTTCATATATGTTTCGAGCAAATCTCTGTTCGACAATCCTTCTGTCTTATCGATGATGCTATGCTTTTTTTGCTGCATCTGCACATCAACATGCTCAGGTGTACTTGTGCCTAACAGATTTTCATCATCGTTTTTCGTCATATTTAGATCCTATTAGAAGCGTTTGACTACTTATATACTCAGCTTATTATGTACCAGTTCCCTTAAATTCTTCGGCCCAATCATATGATAATGTCACTTCTACCAATTTTGCATCACTGCTGGCGTAAGTAAGGTCTCCATATCTGATAGTCGATGGCCAGCTGTTAACTAGGCTCCAACCATAATAATTGTCTTCGTCTGGAGTAAAGCACCTAAGTACAGTCTTCTTCTTGTAGTATTCTGCAGACGACAGACCTACCTTAGGGTCCCAAACACTAGATCTCCACTTCATCAAATAATCGAACATACCTACAGTATCATACCATGACAATTTGATATCGTCCCAAGTGACACTCTTCGCGAACTTATACTCTACGCTTGCAGCTACATATGTCTCTTTATTGACTGTGAAAGTCGGTGTTGTAGCGTCCTTTAGAACTATCAGCTGCTGTCTGCGTGCAGTTGGCTCATCTAATATCTGGAAAAGCTCCCAAGTATAAGTATGATATAACTCGACATTTGGATCTACGTTCTGCCTAGTATTATTAGGGCTTACTGTAAACCCGGTTACACCATTGGCTATTGCAAATCCACCCATATTTATTTCTCTTCTGTTGCTTTATTATATTTTACGTTCACGCTTATTTCAGATATGTCTGAGCCAGTATAATCGCAGTCTTTGGCTGATATCTTTCGGGGCCAAGCATTATATAGGTTGTACTTCCAGCATATCGTGCCTGCCCCATTTTGCATCGATATTGTACAGTTGTTTTCGTATATTTCTCTCACAGTCACCTGCCTTTGAGTGCTTACATTATATATCGATTTAGACCACCAATCATATATAGTCTGAGCGGTCAAGTCGGTTCCAGAATCGGTATCTAGTGCTTCGTAAAACACGATATCGATAGGGTTCCATCTTATCTTTCCAGGCCTATAAATCTCTTCGTGCTTATGATGTATAGTTATCTCATCAAATTCGGGTGAGGGCCTTTGGCATGTTTTAGCAAATAAGCTTATCTCCTGGGACTTATTCAACGATTTTATCAGACGTAAGCTAACTTCATATCTGTAGGAACGTGCCGTCTCTCTGGTATGAGAAGGCCCCGTAGCAGCTATAATCGCATTGCCTGCATCATTGCACTTATCAGTGTAATCGTTTAATGGTATTTTGAACCCAGGCATTTAATTCTCCTACAAAAATGGGACTCGTTAGAGTCCCATTCTATATACTTCAAATTGATTCGGCGTGAGCCTAGACGCAACTTGCTTGTGGGAGTGTCGAGATTGCTGGGGTGAAGCACTCTCTTACTGCCCGGTCATATCGCAAGGATGCCTCGCAGGTTTGCAAATCTGCTGAAGTATAATCAAGTTCTTGCCAATTGATGGAAGTCGGCCAAGTTCCGTACATACGCCATCTTTCGCTCACCCCGTTGGTGCCAGTTAGCATTACCAAAGAGGCTTGTCTCTTATACTGGCTTGGGTGTGCTACGTGCAAGTTGGTTAAGTTCACCACTGTTTCAAGCCAGTGATAAAGGCCTCTCGATATGTCCGGATTTTGCTCAGAATCATACCAAACCAAAGTAACAGGGTCCCAGTCTTGCTTACCTGCGAATCGGACCACTTCTTGATTGTGGTGCATTTCAGGTTCTTCAAACTTAAAGCTAGGTCTCGACGCTGATTGCAAGACCAATAACTCTGTCTGAGAAAATGTACCTGACCCACGGCCAAGTGATTCAAAAACCCACCGATGCTTACGGCGATTTTCGATCGTGTTAGATGGCCCGTTAGTGTTGTAACCACCGGTGTTGTTAATGTTAAATCCTGGCATTTTCTGCTCCTAATTAAACCGTGACGATACCACCAGCGGCTAAAACCTCTTCAGCACTAAAGCTTGCCCCAGCCCTGAGCGTCACCAAGTTAAGGGCAACGAACTCGACTGTGCCAGTAGGAATAACGAAAACCGTTACCCAAAGCTCTCCGCGTGCGATTCTTTCCGGTGTGTTGTTCGATTGATCGACTACCAGCTTGTATGCTGACATACCTCGCCTTGCTTGTACGTCGGACAGGTAAGGCGTAAGCGTCGCAATAACTTGAGCCCAAAGAATCTCATCATTGGGTTCGAACAAGAAGTTCCTCATCAAAGACCCAATACCCTTCTTCAGATTATTCAAAAGAAGCCTGGTTGGGACTCTGCTCGTTGCCGAATTGGATCTATCTAGTGTCTTTTGACCATAAATCACAATTCCATCTTGTGGGAATTTAACTATCGGATTGACAGCATTTTGGTTGCCGTACAGCAAATCACGCTCTGACTGACTAGGAGAATATTCGACATCTCTAGCAGTTAGCAATCTACCACGTTGTAAACCTGCTGGAGAAGTCCACTTTTCTCGCTCTCTAGCCGTTCTAGCATAAACAGCGGTAACGTGGCCAGACGGTGGAATCCAGATCAACGATGAGTTATATTGGTCGTAGTACTCGACCCAGCTGTAGTATAAAGAACCAAAGCTGCTGTTGATCGATGCACTCAAATCTGACAGTAACATACCATTATGCCAGTCGACCACTTGCTCTGGCCTTAAGCCGAATGGTGGATCGACTAGGTAGTGGACATCACCTCTGGACTCGCATAATTGTAACGCTGTTCCAATCACCGCACCAGAAGAAAATCCTGGCGTAGCGATCAAATCAATGTCGTACGACTCCGGGTTCTGGAAAGCATACAAGCCTGAGCTTAATGAAGGATTGCCAATTACGGCTGCGTCAAGCTCTGAAGAGTAGGCAGGATCGAGAGGAATCCCGTTCGCTTGTCCGGCGAAGTTTTTGTTCGCGACTTGAGAAGGCAATCGGACTTCAAACGTGCTAAGCTCATTAGCATCGTTGTTCAGGTATGCCGGTCGTTCTTCCCAGTTAACGTAGCTATTACCAGTGGTACCACCAAGCGGGGTCCCTGGATTGATTACGTTAGCAATGTAACGAGTCGATCTCTTGTCGAAATTTACATCATCGACAACATCTAGGACCTGACCTTGTGCATCCTTGATTGTCAAACTATATCGCCCAGAAGAATCGCCTAAGCCACCAGTAAATAATTCTACTGTCACGCTCAAGCCATCTACCCAAGTACCAGCCGATGTTGCGACTAGCCATCCTACTATATTTTGATAGTATGAAGTATCTGCTGCACACTCGGCGCTGAATGGGTCGGTCTCGCATGACAATGGCACTGCAGGGTCTGTTTCGCCTGAGGCAGGCAGCATTAGTCTGTTATCGACATAACCACGGTAAGACTTTTTGTAAGGGTACCCTATGCCTAATTCTTCGCAAAATCGCAGAGTCTTTAGGTTTGAGTAGGTGGCCTGTGCATAAAGAGTGTCAAACTGATGTGTATCAGTCGTAACTATCACAACGTGCTCGGTGCCGCCGGGAACCGTCAGAGCAAAGGACTCCCAGTAAGAGTCTCCCGCAACTACACCAGCCAGGTCTACTACACCAGCAATAGCTGTCGCTGTCTGCCCTAAGCCGTTAGTTACGTTAAACTCGATCGTCTTTGTCGAAGTCGACCCGATGACATTGATCTTTACTCTATTGTTCTGAGACGTTATATTGTAAGGACCAGCATCAACTCCCAAAAGGTGTGATCGTGGAATATCGTAAGCGTATTGCTGAACGCCAACTTCCAAAGCGAATGCATTCGTGGTTAGGAGCTGGATTCTATCGCCTGCCGTAGTAGTACGCAGTGCTGGAACTGTTGAACCATCTTCCAAAGTATATTCAATGGCTTGATAATCTTCACCAGACAACAGACCGTTCAACGCTGCCACAAAGGAAGCAACGTCCGTGTAGCTAGCAGTAGGCATGGTGTAAGTGCCACCTGCCGATCCTTCGACAGCTACTTGGAAATCTCTGTTGTCTGGTTCGACTTCAAATGTGAATGTGTCATTCTCATCAAGGCTCCCTACGGTTACTTGGACCGTTAAGGAAAGGCCATCGCCGATAGAGACTGGATTCGAAGTACCATCGTCATTATCATCGACCAAAAAGCCTTCTGCAACAACTTCACCAGTGCTGTTTTTGTAGATCTGAAAGCCAGCACCACCAACCGGTGCTCCATCAGATACGCTTGGAGGTGAAGTAATGATCATCGCATACTGATCATCAACGTCTCCCGTATATGTTCCAGAAACGTTCAGAGTTGCGGTCGTAGGACCATCAGTTGTCGATACAACTACGTCAGTGTACGTGATGTTATTCACCGAGGCAGCATGGAATGATAGTGGGCTGGTGTCGCTTACAGATCTGAGGTCGATTCTGCCATAGTCGATACCTGAGAACAGTGGTATTCTACCCCACCCTTTACCCTTTGCACCAGAAGTGTCGATGCAGATGCTGGCTAGCTCGCTTGCTTGCCCTTCCTCGCACTCTACTCCGACCCGCATCACATATGCGGAGTTATTTTCTTCGTACGATGCCAACACAGCATACATCAGATAACTCTCAGGAAACGGCTCACCGAAAGTCTCTAGTGCTTGCTGTGCAGAATTGGTTAATACTGGTACGTTCAGAGGCCCCTTCTTGGCGGTACCAATGAAGACCGGTACAATTGGTCCGGTCGCGTTTGGCAACACGCTTAGATTGATTTCTCTTGGGTAAACACCTGGACTTAAAAATACTGGCATCGTTCTACTCCGTGTGTCGGTTTACGACTTTGACGTATTTTTTCCTGGAAATCATTGAGAATTCGACAATTGATTTTCTTCTGCCACTTCGCTATCGTAAATAACCCTTATCGTGCCACGCTTGCACAGATTAGTGATTTGATCTTCACGAGTATAACTCTTTGGCAATGTTGCATGCTTTCCAGGCATAATTCTGACTTGCTGCTCGCTTGTGTAAAAGTCCCCTCCTGGTGCTCTTAATTGCAAGCAAATAACTTGCTTTGAAACATTGTACACATTAATCACATGTGTCTTTGTCTTAGCCATTCTATTCTCCATATCTAGTTGATAACACTGCTGCCTAAATTGGTAAGCAGCACAGCACCTGAAGATTCCGCTAAACTTGTTACCCTACCTAAAACCGTAGGGACTATCTTTTCAGGCAAAGGTAGCCAAGCTTCAGCTGACATTGTCAGCTCATATCTTACATTTGCGTGCTGATCTGCCCCAGCTTCCTTATCGCTCGCATCCGAGCAGCCATTATATCTCAACTGCACAGAACCAGATAGTTTGCCGTCATACATCTTAAATTCAGCTAACGGGTTAAATCTTGTTAACACCTGTTGCAGTATATATTCGGCATCTCTCTTTCTCTCTGTCCAGATAGTCATCTTATAATCGACGAGGAAAGGCACAGGACGATAGACCTTTGCGACCCTATCTCCTCTCGTACTCAAATATCGAGCATTCATCGAATGATATGCTGGGCTAAATTTTTCTTGGTTATAGCCGTGTGACTCTCTACTAATGGCCGCCAGCGGCAACCTAGCTCTACCTTCTTTCAAATCATCCGCCCAAATCAATAAGCTTGGATCGCCACCGGCTATCTTTACACGCATTAACCGATATGAGTTTTTAGTCGGTACTCTTATACCTGACCAGTATTGTTTCATCGTATAATCTAAAGACCAAAACCCTGGATATGTAAACTCTTCAACATAAGCTGGCTGTGTCTGTATATCAACGCCAGCTATCCCACTTCTACCACCTTCCGCATGGCTTAATTGACGAACGGCTGGGATCTCTTTCAGACCCAAGGGGATATTTTGATTCACCTGGTCTCGGACAGTAAAATCACTATCGAAGTTGTGGACTGTCATTCTGGTTCGATACCGCTTAGCAAGTTGGAAGGATTCTTAATGCTGTTAAAATATTGCCTTACTTTATCCTCAACGCCTGGCCGCGTTTCTGTGCTTATGTTTATCTGGATTGTATTACCAGCATTTGTTCTGTTAATCTCAGCATTCTTCTGCAAATCACCAGAAATGCTACCGAGGTCTCTCAAAATCTTATTCATCACCGCATTAGCTAATGTGTGATAGCTCACTCTATGAGAATTGTCCATTGCTTTAATATCTCGTTCAAGGCTCATAATGACTCCCTGTAAACTCCACCAGACGGTAAATCATCATCTGTCTGCATATCGCCCTCTGGCCTCACAGTGATATCGGCTGTCAGCAGTTCTAATTGACATGTATAATATAGCCAAATATATCTGAACTGCCCAGACGGAGTAGCGTTAAGTATTCTATAATTTCTTAAACCCAGTGTTACAGCGTTATATGGAATTTGAACTACGTCGCCTATACGTAACATTCGATCGCCGAGCAATTCATATAATTGTCTGTGGCTAAAAATAATATCTGTTTTATTCGTCGTATCAAGACCCCATCTATTTAATTCCATTTCAATCGGATTTGGCTTGTAAAACCCTTTGAGTTGTACCGGGTTCCAATACGTAGGATCTGGGTCTTCGTCCCAGACAGTGTCAAAATCAGAATTGTTTGTACGTGTGTATACTGTGACTGTCGCTCCGCTGACATTTATCATCTCGTCTGCTTGCTGCCTAGCTAGCTTCACATCGTTAGAACCAGGGTCATGCAGTGCTAATGGAGTATTCCGCTGGTCAATATCTGACCTCATGCTTTCATATACAGCATCATAGCTTACTGCATCTACACCTACGATCTGGCCAAATCTATATGACATATAAAATATCCTTCTTATGTATATTTGGCTAATCTATATTATGAGCCTCGATACCCGCTATATCTTAAGCACAAAAACGCAGATACCATTATGCCAGTCACCATCTTTGCCAGCCCCGCCAGGCACTCCCCATTCTGGATGAACTTTGTTATTTGTAAAAAGCTCATGTTTGTATAAGATATCAAAGTGGTTCCTATTTATAGCTTCTAACGTTCCCCTATTAACATAATCCCAATTCCAATCATCTACTATATAAATAAATTCGTCCTCTAATAAAGGCTGAAAATGGCTTAAGGCTCTGAAGTGTGCATTTTCATCATGATTACCATCATACATATAAATATTAAATTTCTTTGATATATCAAAGTCTTTTGTACCCAAAGACCAACAGTCTGCCTCTATAAAAGTCGCATTGCTATCGCCTCTGTACCTATTAAAATTATTCATAAATTCATCTTTAGGACCTCCGAATTCCGTCCAATTGTCAATCGCTACGCAATATATCGAGTTATTACATA